ACACGTATACCTATTATGTCAACTATACAATCGACAATTCAACACTGCAGGTCAGCGCGACTTACACCAGAACCAGCTATGCAAGGCAGAGTTTTTGCCGTGTTCGTTGATCAGGCTGGTCAGCAGCTGACCCATAACCGTCTTGGCCTGGTCGGTGCTGATCGCCTGATTTGATCGCCAGGATCGGATATCTAGTTCGCCATCGGGCAGCTTTAGGCCGATCTCGCCAATCCATACGACTGGCTTGCGTGGCAGCCTTCCGATGGTCCTTGGCTGGACGGAAGGCATCGAGTTGTTCCATTCGACTCTGGCGCTCATTGGGCAAGCCTCCAGCTCAGGATATCGCCTTGATTCATGCGATTACTTGAAATTGACCACGTGAAATATCCGGCGCGATAACGGCAGACCTGACGCCCTGCGCGAAGACGAACCTCGACATAAACGTCTTCTCCGACAGGAATGGTTCCGGTGTTCTTCTTGAAATGTTTTGGGTTAGTCATTGGATGTCTTCTTAACCTTCAGGCCGAGGGATTCGATGGCTTTAACCAGCTCATCGGGGTCATAGCATTCATCGCCAAAATATGCTGACGATGAATCTCGGCATGATGGCAACTCCACCTCAATGGCTGCGCGGGATTTGAACCAAGCCCATTCGGCGCAAGCCAGCATTGCCGCCGCATCAGGGTTGCTAGATGCAGCCATTCGACCGAAGCCGTACTGCTCGACAAATGCTTCGATGAACTCCTTCATGATTTTCTCAGTGCTCATTTTTGCTGCTCCTGTCTTCACCAAAAATTGACGCGCGCCCCAATGCCATGGCGCCAATCTTGTCATCGTACTCACGATATCCACGAACATTTTCAGCCATCATGTCGCGTATATTCCTTATGGGCACGCCAGCAAATTCGGCAATCTCCAGAGCTAGCCAGTGCATGCACTTATAAATCTCTTCGTCGCTCATACTTTTCCAGTGCGAGAAGCAAGCACCCATAGAGCATTGCCACGAAGAATAAAACCCATGTCCTCGACGATCAGAGTCGCCAACAATCAGAAATCCACGCCGCCCTACGCGGCTAGGCTGGTAAAGAAATATTGTTTTCTGTGGTTCGATCATCTCAATCCCCCTTCTGAATAGTGAAATCACGCAAAGCCGGGTTGATCATCACCTGCCATTGCTTCTTGTCCTTGCCGGTTTCCTTGATATGGCAAAAATTCATCTCTTCGCAGCGGGCCAGCAGGTTCACTAAGTAATCAATCTTCTTGCCGTCGATGTCCTTGTACCAGGCCGATTTGGTCACGGCCATGCGCAACTTGTCGACGCTGAAATTCCTCACGCCTTTCGACGCATAGATTTTCATGTGGCCGATCACCTCAAGCACCAGATGCGATGCCGACATGGTTGACGCTGACTCGATCAGAACCTTGTAGCTATCCAATAGATCCATGCAAACCAGCATTGCCTTGGTCAAGCTGGGCACCTGTATTTCCCGTAAAGGCCTGCTGGTTACCGCTGGATTCCACTGCTCAGCAATATGGAAGTTCGCGGCCAGCTTAACGATGTGCTGTTCGATCTTGGAGGCAAACCCCTTGATCTGGTCGTCGCCATATTTATTACCTGCTCGGCACTGAGGCTCGACCATGTTTTTCAAGTCAACGATCATCGCTCGGCACTCGGGGGAAAACGTCAGACGGTTCGGATAGCTACCCTCAACCACGTTTTCGACAAGCCGTTGATAGTCAGCCTTCAGGTCTACATCGAACTGGCTATGCTCCAGCCCGTATACCCGGTATCCAATGCGGTTGGGCTCCTTGATGATCAGGCATCGCTCACTAACACCTCGCCCAGCCGCACCAGCCTTAATCATGGTGTCGATAGATGCGTTCTGCGCCACCACTGCGAATGCGCCGCGAACGTTGATGCTGATACCCTCGCGGCTCACCCTGGCGGTACCCATGATGTCGCCGCCGAATGCCGCGATGAACACGCCGTTATCCGGGCTTGATTTTCCGTCTCCATACGAGAGCCCAAGGTAGGTATCCAAAGCCTCCTGCTCATCAGAGCATACGTTGATCACGCCACCCTGCTTAACGGCAACCTCTTCGGCTGCCTCAGGCGTTACGTTCTTCTTTGCTGGGCCTACCAATGGTTGACGTAGCTTGTCCGCTAGCAGCGCATCAATCTCGGCTGAGTAACGCTTGAGCAGATTCATTTCCCCCTTAGCCTTTTCAGCCTGCTTATTCAGCGCCTCAATCTCGCTATCAATGTTCTTGTGGTGCATCGCCAGCAAACGGTTACGCTTGACCAGGGCGTGGTGGATTGGGTCGATAAAGTAGCCGTGCGCCGATGATTTGCCTGACCCTGATGGCTGAGCGCAGAGGGTATACATCCCTGTCGGAATGTATTTATGGTTGTACTCGACCTCAAAGTTGATTGTGGTTGCCGACGAAAAGACTCCCAGGCCGTGCAGGTATGCAGTATTACCCGGGAACTGAATTACCCTAGCAGCCTCCTTTGCCATGCGCCCCATGATGGATGGGTTGCCGTCAGCATGATCAAGCTCAAGGATGCGAGATATTGAATATCGGCTATCCAGCGTGCCATCAGGCAGACTTGGTTCGCGCCACGGAAAGCGGTCAGCTTCTTCGGCAATGCTCAGCTCTATGATCTCGGCAATCATATCGTCTGCTTTTGTTTTCTGCGGCTCGGCTACTTCAGCAACTCGACTATCCAGATATGCATAGATGTCGCCAGGACTAATCTCTTCCTCATCTTCCAGGGCATCGCGGAAGATTGTTTGTGGTTCATTCATGAATAGCTCCGAATCAATCGGGAGAATGCAAGGTGGAGGCGAACATAATCATTTTCGTCCATCGCAATATTGTTTATCAGGCAGCCAACACCACACAGAGCAATCATGCGTTCGAACTTTAGATCTATCCGTTCTTTCTTTTTTTCTGGCTTGGTTTGCTCATATAAAGAGCTGGACGGATTCACGATATGCGCCTAACAAGAAGAGTGCCGTTAGCCATTGTGGCGGTCTTAAATTTACGGCCAGTTAATCTAGAAACGCGGGTTGCGCTAGACCTTGCGGAGTGAAATCTGGCCGGATCAATAACTGTGATCGTGCCGCCGATTTCAAGGTCAGAGAACGGCCAGGTTCTCGGCCTGCCCTTCGGCAATCGACCCGCTTTTAGGTCGTCATTGCTCGCTCGTCGGTATGTGTTTTCGTCAGTCATAAGCACTCCGATTTGGTCGTTGTCGTCAGGATTCTAGCCTCAATGACAGACAAGTCAACAAATAAATGAGCATAAAAAGATTCAGGCAATCGAACAAAATAATCTTGACCGACGATAAAAGAACACTTTGCACACTTGGAACATTTGCACACTTTTGGCAAATATGGGTAAAAGTGTGCAAATAGTGTTCCTAATAGTGGTCCTGATAATAATTATCATTAGCGTAAAAAATACTAATAATAACAACTACTTACTCTCTCTCTTATATCTCTTTTATATTTCAGTGTGGCAGTGTTCCTACCCCTATCCCTATTTTCAGATTTTCACTCAATTTGTTCTTATAGGGGGTGGGTGGTCATGGGGTGAGGGATGGGGTCGGCATACCCCCCCTGCACACTTTTCAAAAACAGACCTCGAAATTCTCTGTAGGCCACGTATTTAAAGGCTTGTAGCGGTGTGTATTGGTTTTCACACTGAGGAACACCGAGGAACACTTTCACACTTTTGCGAAAACACTGGGATTTTTTGTTTTTGCTAGAATAAGTGTTGACATGAATACGCTTATGGGCGATTATGGATTCGTGGATTTCGCAGCAAGCAGGAACCCCATCAGATAGCTTGCGGTTGGACTGGTGTAGGGTGAGACGAATCCACTGATGGGTCATTTAGAATCGGTTTCTATCGAGCGCTGAGTGAATTGAATACGGACGTGGAACTCGTCGCCGGAGACGTAAACGGCACAAACTTTAAACGCTCTTTAAATCTGAAGTTGTTATTCGCATGGTCACTGTGAGTGGTGCGGACCACAGGTTATTCCGGGGCGCCCCTAAACTACTCATTCGACGGGTGGGGGATGATTTCCGTTAAGCAGTGACCAGCCGAATAACAATTACACCAACCGACAGGAGCAAGACCATGACCGACAAAGTTTCCGTATACGAAGGCCAGCAAATCATCAGTACCGACCAGCGCGATGGTTATTTGATTGTTGTTTGCGATAATGCTATCTATCGAATCGATATCCATACCAGTGAAGTTGTTCGACTGATTTAAGAATCAACCAACGCCGCCGCTACACCGTCAGCACATCGGTAAAACCTGCAAAGTTTGCTTCGACTCCGGAACCTCTAACGGATAGCGCAATGCAGGAAATGTGTTAGCCAGGGTTTGCTGTTCCCATTTCGTCAGTTGTCGCGCTGATGGCGAAAGAGCGATAGACTTGAGATGCGTGATGTAGGACGCCAGCCCGCAGATGCGGAATTAATTCGCCGAAAGGCAAAAAGAGCATGCAGTTCGATTCTGCTCGGTAGCTGAGGTTTGGTAAGTCAGGTGGTTCGATTCCACGAAATCCCCTTGGTGGGGCAAGCTTGACACCATGGAAAGACATGGATGCCCGCACTTAAAACCTGCGGGCTTTTTCATTTCCTAGGGCGTGATATAGTTCTGGCATCTATCCACTTTCGTTGACAGGCGAAAACCAATGACCGTTTTCTTCACCGAAGAACAGACTGCCGAGATCAAGGATGAGATCTGCACGCGCATCTCTGGAGGCGAGACTCTTCGGTCTATTTGCCGCGAGCCTGGCAAGCCTAGCTGGGTGTCGATTTATCGTTGGCTTGAGCTTGACCACGAGTTCAAGTTACGCTTCACGCACGCGCGAGATCTTGGCTTCGATGCGATTGCTGAAGAAGCCCTTGAGATCGCCAACACTCCATGCGAAGGCCAGATCGTGACTAGTAAGGAGTGGGGTGACGAGATCAAGACCGAGGACATGCTTGGTCATCGTAAGCTTCAGATCGAAACGCGCCTCAAGCTGTTAGCTAAATGGTCGCCGAAGAAGTATGGCGAGCGTGTAGACCACACCAGCAGCGACGGCAGCATGTCGCCCAAGCCTACGACTATCGAGTTGGTGGCGCCTGATGTCGACGGTCAAGCTTGAACTACCCCCTAAGCTAATCCCCGTCTTCACCGGCCCCGCTCGTTACCGTGGCGCCCACGGAGGTCGAGGGTCAGGCAAGACACGCACCTTCGCCATGATGACTGCTGTGCGCGCTTACATGTTCGCCGAGGCTGGCATATCAGGTTCAATCCTCTGCGCTCGCGAGTACATGAACAGCCTTGAGGACTCATCCCTTGAGGAGGTCAAGCAGGCCATCCGCTCAGTGCCGTGGCTTAATGATTATTTCGACATCGGCGAGAAGTACATTCGCACCAAGAACCGGCGCGTCCACTACGTCTTCGCTGGCATGCGCCACAACCTCGACTCGCTCAAGGGTAAGGCTCGCATCCTGATCGCCTGGGTGGACGAGGCTGAGACCGTTTCTGAGGTAGCCTGGTCAAAGCTCAATCCTACCGTGCGCGCCGATGACTCTGAAATCTGGGTGACGTGGAACCCAGAGCTTGATGGCAGCCCCACTGATGGCCGCTTCCGCAAGTTCCTGTCTGATCACGCCAAGGTTGTCGAGCTGAACTACACGGACAACCCGTGGTTCCCTGAGGTGCTGGATCTTGAGCGCAAGGACGACTGGGACCGCCTCGACCCGCAAACCTACGCCTGGATATGGGATGGCGCCTACCGCGAGAACTCCGACGCCCAGGTGTTCGCCAACAAGTACCGCATCTCCGAGTTTGAGCCGTCCAGCAAATGGCATGGGCCGTACAAGGGGCTCGACTTCGGTTTCGCCCAAGACCCGACAGCCGCTGTTGTGTGCTGGATCGACGAGACCAAGGAGCGCCTGTACATCGAGTATGAGGCTGGCAAGGTTGGCCTGGAGCTGGACGATACCGCCGCCTACATCGAAGAGCGCATACCTGACTTCGGGCGTGGTGTGATTCGCGGTGATAGCGCTCGCCCTGAGTCGATCAGCTATCTCAAGCGGCACGGCCAGCCGATGATCGAAGGTGTTATCAAGTGGCCTGGCTCTGTCGAGGACGGCATCAGTCACATGCGCAGTTACAAGGAGATCGTGATTCACGCCCGCTGCAAAGAGGTGATCAAAGAGTTCCGCATGTACAGCTACAAGGTCGACCGGCTGTCTGGCGAGATCCGCGCTGACGTGGTGGACAAGTGGAACCACTACATCGACGCCATCCGTTACGCACTCGGCCCGATGATCCAGGGCAAGGGCAAACTGAAGATCAGCAAGGACTTCCTAGCCAAAGCCGCGATGCGCCGATAGACTCTCACTAACCAAACTGGCAGGAGAATTGCAATGGCTGATAAAGAACCAGTGAAAGTCGTCGAAGAGTCGCAGGCAGTGAAGAATCTGCTGTCCGTGGTCGAGACCTTGGGCGACTCCATGAGCAACGCTGATCGCGCTAAGTTCGAAGGCTTGATTGAGCGTGCCCGCGCTGCTGATGCCGATCAATCTAAATAACCAATATGCTGGGGTGTCCTATGACAGTCATCGATAAGCTTGAAGTCAAGTTGCATGTAACGACCTTGGGCATTCCAGAGCTGGAACACCTGCTGGCTATGCTGAATGCCAACGTGGAGAATCTGCCGACCATCGTTGTTAAGGCGATGACCGCACTGGCTAACTCTGTACCGGATGATGCAGCCAATGGCTAAGCGCGACAAAGAGAAGCCAGCCAAGAAGGCCAAGCCGAAGATCAAGGCCAAGCCGTTGCCGATTGCTGCAACTGCGCAAGCCAAGCCAAGCGCCGCCGACCGTTCGCGAAATCTGGCTGTCATGCGTTCGCGAGCTGCTGAAAAGCCGGTGACCCAGCGCTTTGCGATCAAGCCTCCTGACCTGATGCCTGGCGTAGTTCCTCCCGGCAAGACCTCGGCCATCGCAATGGACTATGCGCCCGGGGTGTACGACTTCGCGTCTCTGTCGCTGGGCGCCGACTTCCAAGGCTTCCCTGGCTATCCCTACTTAGCGAACCTGGCGACCCGTGCCGAGTACCGGGCATTCGCATCGACCATGGCTTCTGAGCTGTTCCGCGAAGGCATCAAGTTCTCCAGCAAGGCCGTGGACTCTCGTGGCACCGCTGAGGACAACCCTCGCATCGCCGAGCTTGAAAAAGCCGTCAAAGAATTCAACCTGCTTGGCGTTTTCCAAACCGCTGCCGCCCAAGAGTGTTTCTTTGGTCGCGGCCAGATCAGCATCAACATCAAGGGGGCAAATGACGCCCTGCCGCTGATCATTGCGCCCCAGACCATCAAGCAAGGCAAGTTGACCAGCTTCACCGCTATCGA